CGTCGAAGTGGAGATCACGCTCGCCCCGTGGCTCGACATGCGTGAGCCGCGGGAGCCGCGGCGGATCGGGCCGCCGGCGCCTGCGCCCGAGCCGGAATGAGCGCGTTCACCGCGCCCGCCAGGAGGCCCGCGCGAACCGGCGCAGCCAGCCGTGCGGGTGACGCGGGGCCTCGCACCGCGCATGCTCCCGGCCCCGGGGATTGGCGCCGGGGGGACCGAAAAACGCGGGCGCGCGCGGGCGCGTGCGGACCTCGTCCGCAACCCGAATAATTTTCGCGAAGCGCAAAAATGCCCGGGGGTCGCCCGCGCACGTACCGATTTAGCGAGCGCCAAGTGTGCGCGTGTGGACGCGCGGGGCTCGTCGTCCGCGTCGGCGACCGCGTGTACTACTACCCGTACTGTACGCCGTGCGCGAAACGGCGAGCCCGCGAGCGTGAAGAAGCGCGTTGAGATTCCGTACCGATACGTGCCTCGCGCGTACCAGCAACCGTTCTGGCACGCGATGAAGAATCAGGGCGCGACCCGCGCGGTGCTCGTGTGGCACCGTCGCGCGGGGAAGGACACGACGGTCCTGAATTTCACGATCACCGAGATGGTCGCGCACGTCGGGCTGTACGCGTATATCTTCCCCGAGTTCTCGCAGGGGCGCCGCGTCCTGTGGGAAGGGATCGACCGCGACGGGTTCCGGTTCCGCGATTACTTCCATCCGGACATCCTCGCCCGACGGAAGGACGGCTCCCCCGACATGGACGAGCAGGAGATGCGCGTCCGCTCCGCCAACGGGTCGCTGTTCCAGATCTTCGGGTCGGACGAGTATGACCGGCTTCGTGGGCTCAACATCCGCGGGGCGGTGTTCACCGAGTACGCGTATCAGGACCCGCGCGCGTGGGACGTCGTCCGTCCCATCTTGCAGGAGAACGGCGGGTGGGCGGTGTTCGTCTATACCCCGAACGGAAAGAATCACGGCTATCACCTGCTCCTCGCGGCCAAGAAGCTCGGGTGGTTCCACCAGGTGCTGACCATCGAGGATACGAGGGCCATCCCGCTGTCGGTCCTCGACGAGGAGCGCGCGCTCGGGGCGGACGAGACGTTCCTCCAGCAAGAGTACTATTGCTCGTTCGACGTGGGGACCCGTGGGGCATACTACGGGGACCTGATGGAGCGCGCGTGGAACGAGGGACGCGTCGGCGAGTATCCGTGGATCCCGGAGCTGCCCGTGTACACGGCGTGGGACCTCGGCCGGAATGACGCCACGGCGATCTGGTTCCTCCAGGTTCGTGACCACCGATTCTACGTCATCGACTATTACGAGGGCACGGGGCAGGGGCTGACGCACTACGCGAAGGTCCTGGCGACGCTCCCGTACCGGTACGGGCGGCACTACATGCCTCACGACATCAACGTCACGGACTGGACGACGAATACGCAGCGCAAGCTCCTCGCGGAGCAGCAGGGCATTCGGCCCATCACCGTCGTCCCGAAGCTCCCCCTGGAGGACGGGATCGAGGCGGTTCGGTCCATTCTTCCACGGTGCTACTTCGATCAGGTGAAGACGGAGAAGGGGCTGCGGGCGCTCACGGACTACCAGAAAGAGTACGACGAGGACCGGCGGACGTTCAAGAAGACGCCGCTACATAACTGGGCGTCGAATGGTGCGGACGCGTTCCGCACGTTCGCGGTGGGGTACCAGCCGACCCCGACACGTCCGCCCGCGGTGACGGCGGAGACCGCGTACAACGTGTTCACGCGGGCCCGCCTCGCGCCGCAGGAGAGCGTCCCCCTCGACCAGGTCGTCCCGCCGCAGGTGATTCGGTAATGGGCATCAACGCGCGACTCCACGAGCACGTCCTGGCGCATGCCCGGGCGGCCCGGCAGGGGCATCCGCCGCGCCATCCTGACGCGCAGGACCGCTCGGAGCGGGAGATCGCCCGGAAGGACGCGGTGACGATCGCGCGGCCCCGGTTGGCCGCGGTCGTGGCCGGGGCCTTTCCAGAGGAGGACGCAATGCCGACGTTCGTGGGGAAGCAGCCCGGGCATCCGGAGCCGACGGTGACGGAGGGCGGCCTCGCCCCGCCTCCGCCGGACGCGACGACCTTTGTCGGCGTCGAGGCGGGCGCCAGCGCGCCGACCGTCCTTGGCAGTCTCCCGAAACTGGACACGGAGCCGTAACGGTGGCGAAGGCGAAGAAGGCGAAGAAGAAGCGTTCGATTATCTCGCGTGACAGCTACGGGTACTGACCGTCTCGACGGCCTAATCCGGCTCGACGCAGACGCGCACCGCGATTTGATCCTGCGGTGGATTGCGTTCCGCCGGGCGAACGGCGAGATCGTCCGTGAGTACGCGACGGACGACCCCCTCGACGACGAGACGGCCCTCGCGCTCTACCGCGTCGGGCAGTACTGGTTCCGCCCGCGCGACGACGGCGAGATCGAGCTGGCGGTGGGCTACGAAGAGTATCCGCAAGTCCCGACCGCGTGTCTCTTCCACTTCTGGATTCATCCGAAACATCGGCGGTCGCGGCGGACGTGGCACGCGGTCTACAACGTGCTGGACGAGGCGCTGCAGACGTACGACACTGCCGCGGTGCTGCTCGTGGATTCACCGTTCCCGCGCGTCCGCGCCGTCCGCCGCGCCGGGTTCGAGTACCTCGGAGGCGCGGTCACGGAGTACGGGAAGCGCGTCGACATCCTCGCGATGGATCGCGAACGGCTGTGGAAGGTGCGACGTGCGCGATTCGCTCGTGTGTGAGGTCGTGGACCGGGTGCCCCGGGCGGAGATCGAAGACCTGATGGTCCGGGGTCGGCATCCGACGACGCACGTGGCGTGGTACGCGCGGATCGTCGTGCTGGCGTGGCGGGGCGGGCAGCTCGTCGGCGCGCTCCTGGCGCAGCCCGGGTACTACTGCGGTCGACGGCGCCGCCAGGTGTCCGTCCCCGGGACCATCCGGGTCAACAGCCTGCTCCTCGCCGGTACGACGCGGGAGCGCTGGGAGATCGCGGCGGCGCTGATCGGCACCCTCCGCGTATGGGGGTATCTCCGGGGGATTCATACGGCGTACACGTTTCATGACACCACGATGCGGGCGGAGACGCGAGCCGCGATGCGGCGGTTGGTGACGCGGTTCGGCGGCACACTGGACACCACATTACCAGACGGCACCGAGGTGTGGGCGTGGAGAACATCGTCGGGTACGTAAACGGTCGCCCCCTGGTCGCGATCTGCGGGGGCGGCGGCGAGGGGAGCGATAGCGGCAGCCCGTCGGGCGATATCCTCGGCGACCGCGCGGCCAATGAGGGGCTGATTGACGCGTTAGGCCGCGAAGTGACGACTGCCGGGGCTGCCGAGTCCAGCCCCGCCTTGACTACGCGGCCGGACCCTGAGGATCGGGGGACGGTCGAGGTCCCGCCGCCCCCGCCGCCCACGAGGTCGCCCTCGGATGGCGGCGGACGCGGTGGCGGCGGGGGCGGCAGGCCCGCGCTGCCGTCGCTCCCACCCATTCCCGACTCCGTCTTCGCGCCCCCTCCGCCACCTCCCGTCCCGAACTACCCGGCGGATATCAGCGGGGCAGGGCCGGAGGGGCAGAAGGCGCTCGACGCCATCGAGCGCGCCAAGAAGTTCGGGCGCGAGGGGGCCATTGCGACGGGGCCGCGCGGCCTGACCGCGCCACCGGAAGAGCTCGCGGTTCCGCAGCTCTTGGCGAGCGCGCCGCCGTCAGGGGCGCCGGCGAGCGAGGATGTGCCCGAGTTTCAGACGCGGGCGTACTGGGAGCAGTTCGCGTCGGATCCGGGCGCAGCGGTCTCCGAATTTGTGCGTCTCGTCCCGCAATTCAAGTCGGAGCAGGAGGCGGTCGTGACGTGGCAGCATCTCGTGAACCTCGGCCTCGTGACCGGGGCGATGCCGACGATCAATCTGGCGTCGTCCCCGCTCCGTGAGGGCTTTCGGCTCGTGCGGAACCGGCGGCGGACGGTGATCGCCTAAATGGCCGTATCCGATCGGGTGCTCAAGCTCGCGCGGCGGTACGAACAGCTCGTCTCGCAGCGCTCGACTTACGAGGCGATTTGGCGCGAGATCGCGACCTACATCGTTCCGCGAAAGAGCGCGCCCCTCGTCATCCAGACGCCCGGCGCGAGTCAGACGGTCGAGCTGTACGACAGCACCGCGCCTCACGCCCTCGAATTGCTCGCGTCGTCGATGCAGGGGTCGCTGACGAGTCCCGCGACCCGGTGGTTTCGGCTGCGGATGCGACTTGACGCGCTCAACGCGAGTCACGACGTCCAGATGTGGCTGGAAGAGTGCACCAACCGCATCTATCGGGCGTTGAATCAGTCGAACTTCGGCGCGGAGATCATCGAGGTCTACACCGACCTCGGCGGGTTCGGGACAGGCGCGATGTTGTTGCTAGAGGCGACGCCCGAGTCGCCGACCGCGGCGTTCGGCGGGTTCTTCTTCGTCGCGCTCCCCATCGGCTCGTACGTCATCAGCGAGGGCGCGGACGGGTCGGTCAACACGTTGATGCGCAAGATCGTGATGCCGGCGCACGCGGTTTTGGAACGATGGCCGGGCGCGAGGGAGACGAGCGAGTACCTCGCCCACGCGGAGACGCGGAATCCGGACGAGCCGATTGACATCATTCATGCGATCTATCCGCGGGCCGCCGACCCCGACGCCCCGGTTGACCGCCTCGGAAAGCGGTGGGTGTCGCTGTACTGGATGGAGCGGGATAAGACGCTCCTCCACGAGGACGGCTTTTACGAGTTTCCCGCCTTGGTCCCGCGGTGGACCAAGACGCACGGCGAGATCTACGGGCGCGGGCCGGGACACACGGCGCTCCCTGACGTCAAGACACTGAACAAGGCGGTCGAGCTGAACCTGAAGGCGTGGGACAAAGAGATCGATCCGCCGCTCCTGGTCCGGAATGACGGCGTCTTCGGCCCGGTGCGGCTGATTCCGAGCGGCATTACGCTCGTCTCCGACCCCGAGCGAGACGTGAAGCCGCTGTTGTCCAATGCGCGGCACGATGTGACGGCCATTCAGGTCGAGGCGTTGCGCTCGTCCATCAAGGACATCTTCTACAACAACCAGCTTCAGCTTCCGGGCCCGAATCCGCAGTACATGACGGCCACCGAGGTCGAGCTGCGGTACCAGCTCATGCAGCGTATCCTCGGGCCGACGCTCGGGCGGTTGGAGTCGGAATTGCTCGGCCCGCTGGTCAAGCGTGCGTTTCTCATGATGCTCCGAGAAGGCGCGCTTCCGCGCCCGCCTGACATTATCATTCAAGCGATTCGGGCGGGATTGTCCGAGGTTGACATCGAATGGGAGGGCGCGCTCCCGCGGGCGCAGCGCTTCGCGGACGTCCAGGCGGTCCAGCGGGCGATGGCGGTCCTCGCGCCCATCGCCCAAGCGAAGCCCGAAGTGCTGGACAACTTCGACTTCGACCGCGTCGCGCGACGGGTGGCGATGGGCACGGGGGTCCCGGCGGAGGTGCTCCGCGACGCGCGGGAGGTGCAAGAGATGCGGTCGGCGCGCGCGGACCTGCAGGCGAAGCAGATGCTGCTGCAGCAGCAGCTGGCCGGGTCCCAGGCGCTCGTCCAGAGTACGCAGGCCGCCGCGAACGCGGCGACGGCGGCGGAGAAGACGGGGCTACTCGAAGGTGCCGCCGCATAGCGATCGGTCGCCCGACGAGGTGCGTCAGGCGTACCGGACGACGTTCGGGACGGAGCACGGCCAGGTCGTGCTCGACGATTTGCGGCTTGTCGCGGGGGATCGGCTGTCGTACACCCGCGGGGACCCGTATGAAACCGCATACCGAGAGGGCGCGCGGGGGCTGTACCTCCGGATCCTCTCGATGATGCGCGATCCGGTGGAGGTGGAGAGTGAGCGACGGTAACATCGAGTCCGCAGGCGGCACACCCCCGAGTGGTGGCGCCGGAGGCGCGGCCGCCCCCGCGGC